ACCCAACCATCCTGCGGAGCAGGATCTGGAAGCACTGATGCGGGCTCCCAGTTCTTGCTGCGACTATTTGTTTCGCGGGTGTCGAGTCCGCGTGGTTCCCTAGATGCGCGAGTAGCCATTAGGATGCTTCCTTTAGCAGTTGCGCCGCGTACTGCTGCGGCGTGAGACCCAACCTTTTCGCGAGGCGTAGCTGAGTCGATGTTAATGTGACTTTGCGTGGCGACCCCTTAGCACCTCGCTTGGCCGGGGCAACCACGTTACTAGCCTGTGTGCGAGGTAATTCATCTTCAACAACAGTTGTTTCAGATGAAAACTGATCTGGGAATACTTGACGCATCCTAGAATCAATTAATTGATAGTACTCATTTGTCTCTGGGTCAACTCCTTCAGACACAATCTTATCGTGGACACCATATGCAAAGCTGGTCATCTCTGAATCAGTTCCAAACCACTCATTTCTTTCTTGCCACTCTAGTGCCTTGGGGTCAGGTGCAACCTGATTAAAGTTTACTTCTGGTTCTTTTGTTTGCTCTGGCTCGGGTGTCCACTTGTCTTGTATTTCTTTTGACAGATCTTCAGATTTCATTTTAAACATCTGAGCATCTGTCAACCGCTTCTGAGCATTTACAATTTCAGTATTGTTAGCAGCATCCAGCGCGGCCTTATACTGATCTTCGGCCAATTTAATTTCTGCATCTGCCTTCAAAAGCGACTGACTTGCAGCAGCCTCTTGAGACTGAAACACAAGCTCGGACAAGCGCTTGTTTTCGTGCATGAGTTTTTCAGTAGCACGCATAGCCTCATTACTCAGACGTTCGGCCAGCTCTTTCGCCCGACGCTCTTCGTGATACTCCCTACGAAGCTTCTTAATGCGTTTTTCAACACGCCCAGAAACGTTTTTAATTTCTTCAGAATTATTTTCTTCTGACTCGTCGTCTGACTCTTCTGCCAAGTTTTCTTTGGATTGTTGATCCAAAATTTCTTTGGGAGGAGTTGTGTACCGCTGGTCTTCTTCCGGCGTGTCATCAACAAACTCAATCTCAAAGTCGTCGTCAGGGATTCCAGTGGCGACTTCATTCTTGACGCCGAAAAACGCCTCTTCCTTAGTAGACATTATTACGCCCTCTCAATGCCGCGAGGATCTTCAACAACCGCTTCTACGGTGTCGTCATTAATCAGACGAAACTCTTTCCCGTGGATCTTGATTCGTGTGCCGCTAAAGGCCCGGAAGACAACAAAGTCACCCTGTTGGCAGTATGGGCCGTTTGGGAATCTGTCTTTGTCCCGATAGGCATCAGGCCCCATCGACATAACCCACCCTACTACTGTGGCAATCTGCTCTTCTTGTTGGTGTTTTGCGGACTTGATAATGCCGCCATCGGTTTTTTCATCAACCTCCGGCAAGGCGATGAGCAGCTTGTAGCCTCTTGGCTCTGGAAGCTGTGAGGCTGTCCGAGTTGCCTCTGTGTCGGCATTAGCTTCGACGGTTCCTGCTTGTGCTGTAGCAGTCATAACATCTCCTGTTTTTGCGCTACATGATAGCGGGGTGCTACGGATCTACTTTAACTACTTAAAAAAAAATTGTAAACACCATTTCGATCTGTGCCTACGAGTCTTTGGGTTCCTTGAGCCTATCTTCCAGATCAAGGATTTCCCTCTCCACCCAAGCAAGTCCTTCAATCATACCAACCATCTGCTTGTACTGATCCATGCTACTGCATGTCCCTAAAGCCATAGCATCAGCAATCTCATTCATTTGATTTCTGATAGAAGACTTTAAGTAAGTCAAATAGTCCATCAGTCCATTGCATCAAGGGTGAGTTTAGCTTCTTCCAAGTCAAGTTTTTGTTCTTGAACATCTTCGTCTAGCGCAAGACGTTCTGCTGCAATCTGCGTGTCAGCACTGTCTTTCTGAACTTTAGCCGCAAGTTTATGCTGCTCAAGCTGCATTTTCTGTTCATCCGCCATCTGCTTGCGCTGCACTTCGGCGGCTCGAATCTCAAGCTCTTGTTGGCGCTGTTGAATAACAGGATCTTGCTGCTGTTGCGCGATCCGCTGCTGTTCCTGTTGCTGCTGCTTTTTGCCCAGCATCTGGTCAGCCGCCTGAGCAATAAGGACGCTGAGTTTCTTTTCGATTTGAGGGGGAAGCTCTTCTCCCATAGGGGGCAATTCGACCCCAAGTTCATCTTCGATCTGTTTTCTGAACAAGAAGCCAAGGTGCTCCCTGATATGTGCATCAAGGGCTGCGAGACTAGCTCCACCAAGCTGGGTGTTTTGAACCTGCTGGCCCATCTCAGGATCATTTTTAAGAACCATGTGGACCTGAAGGTGGGCCTGATGGTCCTGCCACTCGAATGCCTTGACTGGCGAAAGTGTAAGAATGTCTTGGTTTTCAGTAACCGGATCTTTCGGCTTCGGTTCATTGGCCCCCGGAACAACCTTGTCTGCGTTCGGAATACCAATCAACTCCATCATTTGCCTATGCAGGAGTGGCATGTCGTACAGATTTGGTGCCTGCGCAGCCAACTGAAGAGCTGCTTGATACTGCATAATCCTTTGCGCCATTGTAGATGCATTTGGATCTGAGACGGGCGACACGTCAATCCTGTCATCAAAGTCCGACCGCTTGATAGACTCTCCTTCTGTGGTTTCATACGGGTACGCTGGTGACGTATAGTCCCGAATAATCCGTGCAAGGATTTTAAATTCTTTCTTCAAGCTGGCGTGCAGTCGCGCTTGGATTGCGCTCTGCACCTTCATTGCACGCTCCATAATTGCAAGCGTGGTTCCTACTGGAGCATCCTGACGCATGTCATCGACACGAATGTCTGCCATCGAAGCAAAGCGTCGTCCCTCTTCTACAATTGTACCGAGGAGCTGGTACAAAACACCTGAAGGCTCTTTATAGGGCAAAAACGTAATATTGTCCCTGATGTTGTTGCTAGGAACATCTACGTCCCTAAACTCTCCGGGCATAATCGGCGTATCGTCACCCTTGATCCTGAGCCCGCGAGCCTTGAGGCCACCCGGAAGGTTGGCTAGGGTGCCCGCATCTACAAGCTGACGAAGTAAACTAGTGGCAGACTTTGCTAGTCCGCCGATCATGTGAATCAATCCAAGGTTATAGAACCCGATTCCGGGCACATAACCATAATCAACAAAGTGCTCAACCTTTTTTCGGTTGGGATCAAACTCATCCCAGTTTCTGTAAATCGACAGAATCTGTCGTGAGCTTTTGTCAATTGTAATGACATACGGAAGTGCGATACCATCTGGATCTTCAAAACCCGGAAGATCGTAATCAACATGCATCTCAAGTAGTTCGTGGCGATCATCGTCGGACCCCGAAAACGACACACCAGCAATTTCATCATACTTATTTTTGATTACATCTGCCGTGGGCTCTGAAGACTGAAGCTCCACACCTTTATAAAATCCACTTACCTGAAGCTTTTTAATGTAGTTTGAGCTTCGGTTCATTACATGTGTGTAACGCTCTGCGTTTTCTAAAGATGTTTCGTCATCACCAATTACAAAGTCTTGAGCAGGCACAAACATTGAGCATGGCCTACCAAGCGTTGGATCGTAGTAAATCTTTCTAAACGCAGCACCCGCAAGCGGAAGACTAAATAGCATCTTTTCTGTTTCTGACCTGTATTCGGTCATTACTTCAAGAAGCTGATAGTTCATGTACTCCTGTACACGATTCGCTTGCTCTGTCACCTCTAGTGTCTCTTTTCCCCAAACCCTTGTTTTTACTGGACCCTTTGCCGGAAAAATTTCTTGGATCGTTTGAGCTTGGAACCGAACGACCGACTCGGACAAAAGCGGGTGGAACACTCCGCATGCTCCCGGCCATGGGGTCGTTCGATCTTCCATATTCAAGCCAAGCAAATCAAGGCCTTCTTCGTATGTATGCTCCCAGTCAGAACGACTTGCTTTGTCATCCTCAAACATTTGAATCAGTTTGGAAGCGCAGTGAGCAAGTTCGTTTTCGTCAACGTATTCAGCAAGGTTCGAGTCATGTTTGTCTGTTGCAAACATGTCGCCTTCTTCCGGCGCAAAGTCTACTGTAATTGTGCCGTCTTCGCCTTCGGTAATTACAATATCAGGACTCAGGTCATCAATTGTTTCTTCAAGCTCAACCTCAATATCCTCTTCTGAGGGAACAGGAAGGCGAAGCTCTGAAAGCAATGTTTTATCAACGGCCATAATTTATTCCTTACGCACTAATAGTACTCTGCCCTTCTGTGCCTGTAAAACTCTTCTTCTTTCTCATCAGATGGGATTTGAATAAACCCACCCTGTCGAAATCTTAGCAACGCTTGAGTGCTTGCGTCCACTAGATCATCATAGTCCCCAGCAGGAAAAGCAGCAAACTGTTCGATTACTTCTTCTGCCCACCGTGTTTTGGGTGCCCAGACAAGTCCTGACGAAAAAAGATCTGAAACAGCATTGACTCTGGCAATCTTATCTCTGCCCCGACTTGGCGTGTACTCGGAAACAGGTATCCCCATTCTTCGCAACTCAAAAATTAATGGGGTACCCGAAGCCTTTGCCTCTACGATAAATGCGTCGGGCTCGAACTGTTTGTACATATCGTAAGCTCGAACCTTGAGGTCAGGAAACTCTAATCTTTCCTGTAATGCATCAAGTAGAATAATATTAGAGTTTTTATCTTGATCGTAGAATACTCCCCATGTTGTACATGCGCTATAGTCTGCTGTTTCTTTTGCAAGAAATGCAGTGTCCCATGATTGAATAACAAACTCACATTGGGGCGGACTGCTTTTTTCCCACGGTTTCCACCACTCGCGTTTTACAATCGCGCCTTCTTCGGACGTGGGGTCTTGTTGATACTGAGCGCTCCACTTGCCAACTGGTAGTTCAGCCTTGAGGGCTTCTAGCTGGTCAATCGGCCAGAACCCCGGCCACAGTGGAGAGCCGCTTGGGAGGATAGCAGGAAGCTCAATGACTTCCCATTCATCGGTGCCACCCCGCTCAATTGAAGACTTGATAATTTGTCCAGTGAGGTCGCGTTTAGACCAGCGCGTCATCACAATACAAATTGAGCCTCCGGGCTGTAATCTCTGCCGTGGACCGGAAGTGTACCACTCATATGTTTTGTCATAAATCGACGAATCGTTAAGTGCAGCCTCCTGCTCGGAGTGCGGGTCATCAATGACCAAAACATCTGCACCCTTACCCGTTACCGCACCACCTACGCCAATAGCGAAGTACTCGCCCATCTTGTTGGTGCTCCAGCGGCCTGCTGCCTTGGAGTCAGATGACAGCGAAACATTTCTAAAGACATCTTGATATTCTTCTGAGTTTACAAGGTTACGAACCTTACGCCCAAAACCCACGGCAAGCTCCGCTGTGTGAGCAGTCTGAATCACTTTTTTTTCTGGGTACTTGCCCAAAAACCAAGCGGGAAACAGATGTGAAGCAAACTCTGACTTCGTGTGTCGTGGCGGCATGTTGATAATTAACCGCTTCAGTGACCCGTCAGCGATACGATTAAACGCGTCTGCCATGACCTTGTGGTGGTCGCCCTCAATAAAAGCTGGCCACACAGCCTTTACAAAAGACAAAAAGTCGGATTTAGCAGACTGCCTTGTCTTTGCATTTTTTAGTTGATCCAAAAGATTTAGTATTTCTACCTGCTCATCTTCCGGCAATACAGAGATTTGCTGAAATACTTTTAATGGATCAATGGTAGACAAGGACACGATTTGTTATATGTCTATTGATTCCGCAACGACGGAGGTATTGTCGTCAAGCCCTTACGCCAATCTGGGTTGGCAAGCCTGTATTCTCTTTTCGGGGTAGAGGTTCCCGCCCCCATGTAGGGTGATTCGCCACTATAGGCGCGTTCAAAACGTTCTTGCTTGAGTCTTTCCGCAGCTTTTTCAGCCTTTTGCTTTTCTTCGGCTCTCATGCGGTTAAGCCGGTTTCTACTTCTCCCACTAATCTCGCCTCTTCGCCCAGTATCAATCCCACGCATTAAAAACTTAGCTGCATCTTCCCCAGACTCTTCTAGTGTCTCCCTGCCAACCCTTATTGCAGTGTGGCTGCTAACACCGTTAAGTGCATTTGTTACCGCACTTATAAGTTCACTCCTCGGGACACCCTGAAACTCTGGCATATCTTGCATTTCATTTAAAATGCTATTGAAATCCAAGCCTGTAGGAATGTCATTGCCATATACTTCCTCTAATTGCTCACGATATGTACGCATATCTCCAACGTCTTCGGGATCGAACAAGCGCTCTACGGGCTCAAGGTCATCAGTTAGATCACCTGCGCGCAATGCTGGCACTTCATCAATATCAATATCGCCAGCTCTTCTCTGAATGATTTTGCTTGCAGCTAGGTCCATTGAGGTAGGTGTGCTGCGAATAACGTTTCTCCCCGGAGCACTAGATGGGGCTGCAAGAGTCTCTACATCGTACAGTCCCTCTGCCCTGACAGGCGTAGACCCCTCAAGTCCAGCCCCTTGCTCCCTCATGGAGCGTTGCGGTTGTGGAAACAAGGCTTCCAAAAATCTTTGTTCCGCCCGCTGCTCTGGGCCTAACGATCTAATCCCCCTGCCGGCATCCAGAGATCTCTGTGTTTCTATAACCCTGTCAACCGCACCAGTAAATCGTTCTGCAAATTCTCCATCTGAAATATCTGAAAACTCTCTACGGACAGCATCTGCTGCCTGTTGAGCATCTTCAGAAATCATCAATGCTCTTTGAACAGCAAAATCAAATGCGCTTCCAGATCTTTCGTCAGAAGCCCCACGAACAGCACTTTGTATCGCGCTGTCTATTTGTTCGGGGGTCAGGGGCTCTGGCAGACTTTCAACCTCAAGCTTTCCGGCGGCAAACTCATCGCCTCTGCCGGTCACTGCTTCTCTGACTGCCGGATCGTCAATCGGTCTATTCTTGTAAAGGCCATACCCTTCTTCAGCCGCCTGTCGAACCTTTCTCCCGGACAAGGGGCTTGTAGTTAACGCAAGGCCACCAAGCCCAAAAATTGTGCGTATTGGATCTCGGGTGGCTGCGCCTGCTCCAATGTCGTAGAGATCTTGGGTTAACCCGACTAGGGGGTTGACGC